ATGAATACAAATAATGATAGATTTATAGCCGCAGTATCTAGTGTTTTTGCTAATTCTACATTAGATTTATATAGCGATGGATTAAGTTCAAGACAGGAAGTAATGAATGACTATAATGGAAATTTAAATACACTTGAACATGATGTTAGTAATAAATTCACATATGATGAAGATGATGGTAATTGGAAAGGAGACCCAAAAGCTCCTTACGCTAAATATATTACAATTGACAATGACAGTATGGTAGGAACTGGAACAGATAAATTAACATCAGGTACTAGAATTGCAAGAGTATCTATAGAATTAGCCCATAATGTATGGATAGCTCCAGGCAACGAAATAGAAAATTCATATGTCCCTGAAATGACAGTATATCTTGATGTTGTTAGTGAAACAGTAGAAACTTCTACAGGGTATGCAAGACCTGGAGATGCTGGACATATAAAAGAACTTGGCTCGGTGAAAATAAATCCTCAGGATTTAAATGTTGGACAAACACATACATTGCATAGTTATATTCCAGATGATTCTCCAGGTGAATATGTGGGATATGCTCCAGATTGGGAAGTTATCGATGGGTGGCCATATACCAGTGGAGAACGTAATATGACTTCAAGAAGACATCATCATAGACGTCAGACGGATTTAAGTTCTGAGTATGGTAATATTACTATAGAAATTCCTTATGAAGAGACAACAAATGGTTCAACTAATATTCTCGCTAATGCCGATGATGCTGTTGGAGTAAATCTTCAATTACGATTTGAACCAATTATAAAATCTAATTTAGCATTCTCTAATCTTGGATTTAGAACATTTACTAATACAAATGGAGATACTGAACCATTTTCAGAATATATGTACACTGGGGGGACACCATATAGACTTTATTATCCAAAGGGAATTTTATCTGAATATTGGGAAATTAGAAAGATTGAAGTACAATCATATAAAAGCACTTTTGCTGCATCTCTTTCTACTACATTTTCTAATACTGATATAAATCATGTACAATTAAATACTACTTTTGAAACTCCAACAGAAGGAGAAGCGGATGGATGGGATGACACATGGACTTTTGTATTAACATCTGTTAATCAAGATGGAGTAGAATCAGCTTTTGGTTCGGAGTCATCAGCATTTATAAATGATGATGTTACTAAAGCTCCAAGAATTGACCTTATGGTAAATCCTTCAAATAGTACATTTAATCAAAATAAATTTATAAAAGGATATGTTAAATCAAAACGGAATGATAATTACAATCTTCAATTTGTTATCGATTGTAAAAAAAGAACTATAAAATCTTCAACTTCAACTTATGAATATATTGGATTTACAGATGCTCATGTTATTCAATATACTATACCATCTAAAGATTTACTTCTTCCAAATGAAATTGATAGTTACGAATCTGAAGCAGGAGTTTTAATTGAAAACGCATTAGATGTAAATAAAATGAAAGCAACATTTAAAACAGCTGTTATTGCAAATAGTACTTTATATGCAGGGAATATATATCAAGATGGGGTTCATTATCCTGATAGAATGCTTAAATCTCCAATTGGAAAAATTCCATTATTGCCTTCTACCAATTTTATTGATGTAGCTATTAATGATGGTGATGAAATAATATCATTACAGTTTTATAAGGATAGACTGCTTCAATTTAAAAAAGATAAATTATTTATAATAAGTACATCAGAAGATTATGAGTATTTACAAGATACTGTTGAAAATGTAGGCATATCACAAGAATCACAAATAACAAAAACTCCTTATGGCATAGCCTGGATTAATGAAAGAGGATGCTATTTATATGATGGACAAAAAATTAATAATTTAACAGATAAAAAACTTGCTTATAAAAAATGGAAAGATTCTGAATCTTCTTGGGAAATTGATGAAAGATATGGCCCAACTATCCATTATCTTAAAAAAGAGGATAAACTTATTGTATATGGTGCAACTGATTCTTTGGAAAATATTGAAGAAAATGAAGGTCATAATTTTGCTAATCCATATGATGATAGTTTTGACTGGTCTATAAATAAACAATATTTAAGACAATTAGGATATGAATATGATATAAAAACACAATCTTGGACAAATATAACATCATTTCTTGAAACATGGGATGGAAGTTTTAATATGATTGATAATATAGATGGAAGATTAAGATTAGCTCCTGCAAATAATATGGTTACTAATTTTGCATATGATGAAAATGGAGATTCTATATTTTTAATGAAACCTTCAAATAATATTTTAAAATGGGATGATAATCCTAAACATACATCAGGAAATTTAGATTTATCAGGATTTGAAGATAATACAACTCCTAATTCTGTACATAGAGATTTTAGAATTATAACTAAAGATTATGATTTTGGAATACCATCAGTTAAAAAGAAAATACATAAAGTATATGTTACCTTTAAATCAACACATATAGAAAGCAATAAGATGAAAAAGGTTATGCAAAAACAAGATTTATATGAATCATCTAATGTCGGGGTATATTATGCTATTAATGGAACAAATACTTGGACAGAATTTAGTGAAACAAAAAGTGATAATTATGGAACAAAAGGACTTATAAGCACTGATTCAGAAACAACAACTACTACTTCTTCTGCAACAAGTTCAACATCGAACACAGTTAGCGTTACATCTGCTTCTAATATTAAAGTAGGATATGTTCTTAAAATAGGAGAAGAACAAATGCTTGTTAAATCCATAAGTGGTACTACGATAACAGTAGATAGGAATTATAATCTTTTAAATCAAGCTACAGGTTCTCCCAATTTCGCACATAGTTCAGGAGTTACAGTAACAATATCAACAGGAGATTGGATTGTTGCACAATTAAAACCTTCTACATCCATTAATAATATTGATTCTTTTAAACTTAAATTTGAAACAAAGAAAAGGTCTAATGTAGATAATGATGATAATGGAGTTCCCTCTGGTTTTATGATTAATGATATATCTGTAATATATAGAACCAAAAATGTCAGATAGATTATTACATACAAAAGTATCCAAGAAAAAACCTCTTAATCATTTCCCTAAAAAAGAAGATGGACATGATGGAGATATGCAAATTGTATCCATTAAAGGTAAAGGTACATATCTTTGTATAAAAGATAAAAGTGAGTGGAAAATATCCGAGAAATTCAATCCAAGAAATAAATTCGATACACATATATTTGATGAAATAACTACACGAAAGATTAAAGGAAAAGGTGGTCTTTCTTTAAGTCTTCAATCAGAATCTGTCACAACAACTACATATAGTGGGAAAACAGCTAGTATTACTACAAATACTCAACCAATTATTAAAGTAGGTGATGGAGTTAATAAGGCTGTATTATCTTCTTTAAAGAGTACACCTTTAACTTTACAAACTGGAGCTTCATCATCTTCTCAAATTACTTTATATTCTAATAATAATATTACCACTTCTGTAGGTGGAACTGGTTCATTTTTATTTGATTTTAATAGTAATGATATTTCTGCTGGAAGAGTAAGAATATTAAATGTTAATACTGATAGTGATGGTGGAAATTCTAGTTTAGATTTAGAAGTAGCAGATACAAATGCAGACCCATTTGTTAGATATATATATAGACATGATACTCCAAGCTCTAATGTACATTGGGCTCATGGTATGGATGGGAGTGATTCAGATAAATTCAAATTAAATTATTTTGAAGGAGCAACATTAGTAAATCCATCAACAAGTACTGGAACTAATTTTCAAAATGTTTTGACTATGACAAAAACTGGAGATGTTACAGTAGGAAATGATTTAAATGTTACTGGAGATGCTGTTGTAGATGGTGGAAATTTAACTGTAGATGTTTCATCTGGAGACCCAAAAATTCATTTACAAATTGGAGGAAGTACTAAATATACAATAGGACTTGATGATTCTGATTCAGATTTATTTAAAATCAATTCAGGTTCAACTATAGCTGACCCAAGTGATTTTGAAATGGATTCAAGTGGTAATGTAGTAGTAACAGGAACTCTTACAAGTAGTGCAGGTGTATGTGGAGGCCCTAAAGTTACTAATCATGTAACCAATGATGCAGATGATACAATGGCAGGAGCACTTACTATATCAAAGGAAGGAACTCAATTAAAATTAGAATATAATGCAAATGATTATGCTACATTAGCCGTTGCTGACACAGGAGATTTAACTATAGCAACAGTTGGAGATGGTACTACTGATTCTGATTTAACATTAGATGCTGATGGAGATATATTTTTAGATGCAGTATGTGCTTCAGGTACAGGCATAAAATTAAAAAATGCAGGAACACTTTTTGGATACTTTGATATTCACCATTCTGCTACACATTTAAAAATATTTGAAAATGGAGGAGCTTCAACTGATGATTACTTTAATATTGGTGTATATGCTAATGGAGCTACAACTATTACAACTCTTGATGCAGGAGGAGCTACCGCACATTTAACATTAGATATTGATGGTTCTATAATATTCGACCCAGCAGATGGTAATTATATAGCGAAAAATAATGGTACTGAATTTAGTGTAGCAAATAGTGCCTATGCAGGTATGATACTTGGGTATACAAGATTAGAAGGTGATGTAGCTGGTAGTGGAGGTGAAGTAACTTTTGAAATACAAAATTCTATGACAGTAGAAGATGCATCACATGAAGTTACATTTAAAACACCACCTAGTGAAAAAGTTGAAATTGAAGGTACTTGTGTAATGAATATATCAAGTACAGATACAAGAATTTCTGTGGGATTGAGTGACAATTCAACCTATAATAAAGTTGGAGAACAATTTGAATATGATAATGTAGGTATAGTATTTTCAGATGATGAAATTGATGACCATGTAATTACATTTAAATTCGTATTGGAAGCCGCTCAATTAGCATCTGTAGGTTCATCAAATACATTTTATATAGGTTTTTCAACATCAGGTTCTACAAAGACTGCATATTTAGCATATGGTTTGAGATTACCACATAATATAGCATATCATCCATTTGTTCTTAAAGCAACAGCATTACCAGCTACAATTGAAGATGGATTATAGAGATTTGTATATGACGATAATTTGTAATATATTTAATAGAAGGATTTTATGATAAAAGGAGTAATATAGATGTCAAACTTTGGACAAATGTTAGCAGCTGCACAGGCTTATTCAACACCTGAACAACAACGAGCACTGGCTCAATCTGAATCTCAACAAAAAGAATTTATAGTAGAAAAAGAGAAGAAGTCTCAAATGGAAGAGCTTCAAGCATTAATGGAAGCTGAAATGGAAAAAGCTTCCAAAAAAGGAGGTTTTTTTAAAAACCTTGGTAATCTTAGTAAAGCTTTAGGTTTTATTCCTGGAGTTGGGACTCTAGCATCAGGAATTTTAGGAGGAATTTCAGGAGCAGGACAAGCAGGTGCTCAAAAGAAAGCATTAAATAAACTGATGAAAGACCCTAAATTCGCAAAATATAAAGGAACATATCTTGGAGACCCAACAAAATCATTCATGAAAGATGTTAAAAGCTTAGCTGGTGATATTGACCCATTAAAAACAGGATTAACATCGCTTGCAACTTCAATGGCAACAGGTAAAATGGCAAAAGGAATTGGAGAGAAGGTTAAGGGAGCATTTCAACCAACCGTAGACCCAACTACTTTAAGTAAATATGGAACAGAAATATTATCTAAGGGAGATTGGGGAGAAGGTGATATATTAAGAGAATTAGTTGGAGGAGAGGGGAAAGGCCCATCTTTATTTGGTACTACTGAAGCAACTCCATTTAAAACTTTATTTGGAGGAGAAGGAGATTGGCTAATGGATTTGATTAGCGAAGCTGGAGAAGGAACAGAGAATTTACAAGCATTACCATTGTTACTGCAAATGTTTAGTGAAGGTGGTGGTGATATGGAATTTGACCCACGAAGTTATTTTTAGATAAGGAGAATTTATGAGTATACAACAATTATTAGCACAGTTACAAAGTATGGGATTTACACAAGACCAACTTAGTGGGGGATTAGGTGGATTAACATCTGAACAAATAATGCAGCAGTCTGGACAGGCGGTAGGATTAGATACAGGCCAAATTAGTGAATTTCTTACGCCTCAAATGTTTCAGACATTGAATCCAGCTCTTTTAAAAAGTGCTTCTATGGGAGCATTTTCACCTATATTTCAACAAAAGCAACAAAGTCTAGTTCCTCAATTAATAGCAGCACAAAGTGGACAAGAGGCAAAGAGGGCTTATGGAGGTTTTGCAGGGTCAGGTGGAGCTACAATGCAACAACAACAAGCAAAAGATGTATATGGTAAAGGAATGCAAGATGTATTAACTCAGTCAATGGGAGCTAAAACACAATCACTTGGAACTATTCAAGACATTATTAATCAATGGCAAGCGACAGCTCAATCATTTACATAGGAATATAATATGGGTTTAAAATTTAAAACAAGTGGGTCGTCTGATGATGCACTCGCACAATTACTGCAATTAGCACAACATTCACAAAATAGAACTCAAAGAAAAAAAGATGATATAAATTCTTCATTACAAAGTATACTTGAATTATCTAAGTATGCTACAAATGTAGATTCTCTCACCAATATAAAAAATCAATGGGAAGCTCAAAAGTCTAGTGCTTCTGAATATGAAGATACTAATGTATATTATGATTTAATTGGTAATGTTCTTCAAGATAGAGGTGCTCAAATAACTCAATATTCAAATGTTGTTGACCAAGCACAAGGAATAGTTAATGATGCTGATTTTTTAAGGCAAGGTTCAGATTTTGAAAATCTTCCTAAATGGGTCAAAAGTCAAGTTGATGAGGAAGGTAAACCTAAATATGAAAGTGTCATGCAATGGGTATCTGATGAATATGCAAGGATTGAAACAATATCAAATACATTAGAATCTGGAAGTAAATTAGGATTTAAAAGAGGAAAAGGCATTGATGATGCCAATATTCAAACTCAAATGAATCAATATAAAAATAGATTAAATAATACCCTTGAAGCTCTTATAGGAGATGAGGCTATTACCGCAGAAGAAGCACAGTTAATTATTTCAGGCGATAGAGCTAATTTCATTCAAAAAAGAGATGATAGGCTAAGAGAAATTGGAAGTGGAATAGAAGAATATGATGAAATAATACAAAAATTTGATGATGAAACTATAATTGATGATTTACTGGAAGAAGCAGATATATTTACGGGAACTGAATTTGAAGGGTTTAGTTTTGGAGATGCTACAGAATCAGAAAGAAAAGCTGTTTTAAAAACATTAATAACTGAAAGAGATAAACGTATAGATAATTACGAGAAATGGTCAGGAAGACAATATGCAGCCGCTTATACAACTATAGGTGAATTAGAAAAGCAAGAATTTGAAGATGCTATGGGACAAGAATTTGATGATGAGGGTGAATTTACTGGAGAAAAAGATAAGCAAGATATAGAACTTGAAAAATTTGAAGAATTATCTCCAGAAGAACAAAGAGCTCAAATTGAAGAAAAAAAGAAAATTGGACAAAAACAATATGAAGAATCAATAAAGCCTAAACCTATTAGTCTTAAAGATGCAGAAAAAATGGGAGGTAAAGATTTAGTTGATAAATATATAAAAGGAGAAATAAGTGAAGAATCTTTTAGTAATATTTTAGATGAAATGGAAGATTGGGATTTAAGCATTGCTAGAGAGATTAATCCAAGTGTATACTCTATATTCGGCTCTGAATGGACTGGTGGAAAAGATGAAATACTAGACCTTAAAGGCTCTCAAAAAGAGTATGGAAGTATATTAGGACTTCTTCCAGGAATGCCTGGCATTGATATAGGCACAGGAGAAGAAATACTTGAAGGGGGAGGAGAAAGAGAAAAATTACCAACTTCTGTTAAAAATTATGAAGACAAAGTTAATTATGTAAAAGAAGTTATAGATGAATGGATAAATATAGAAAATGAGAATGCAGGAAAATCTCTTAAAAGTCTTATGGAGGGCAATATATCTATGACAGAGGCATTAAATAAGGCATCTGAAGGAATTGAACCTGGCTTGGGTATGTCTAAAAGAACAGAAATTTGGGGAGGCAAAGCAAGACGTGCTGTAAATAGTTTTATTAAAAAATTTAAAGATTATAAAGCTAAAAATCCTGGGATAACACTTGATGAATTTATAAATCAAAATCAATCTGAATTTAATAATGCTGCAAGATACCTTAAATATGGAAAAACATGGAGA